AACAAAACAGTTTGAATTGCCGTGTTACAAATGTTAACTAAAAACGCATTATTGTGCCTTAGTGGTACAGTCATGGCAGGATGGTCGATTAAAAAGATCATCACACGGGTGCTAATGAAACGCTGTGAAAAGGCGAATTCAGCACCAAAGGCGCACAGTATTATGTTTAGTGCTGTGCAGGGAGAAGATTTTGAGAATTTGAAACTCTATTCCGATATGGGATTTGAGGTGATTGTGGGCGATAAAAATGTCCGTAATCTGAAAATTCTTAAAAGAAATGGGCCATTTTGTCAATTAGAAGAAGCAAAACAAGCTTTGGAAGATGGACGATTGGCTCGTAGAGCTAGACAAGGATACCCGACAGAAGGGGACTACGTCTTAATACCAAAGAAAAATATGAAGCAGTGTAGAGCGCATCCACTTGCAGGTAAGATGAGGGAGGTTATGTACACCAAGGTTTTGCAGGAAACATTAAATAGATTTCTTGTGAATATTGGTCCTTCAAGACAACAAATTGAAAGCAATAGCTACAATTTTATGCCTGTGTGTAATGGTTCTGATGATGGGCACTACAGTGGCTTCAAAATAGCCAACACAACAAATGAAAAATTCGGAATAGTACCGACAAAAGATGAAATCAGATTAATTAAAGAATGTCCATATAAGGAAGTGTGCTTCGTTATGGTGCATTCAGGGTACTATATTCACCCGACAACTTTAGCAGCTCACATGTTACTTGTAGCTGAGAAAACGGGGAAACGAGTTTCATTTTGTAATGTATTAAATTTTTACCCAAAAGGGGCCAAAACCGGTTATGTACAGGATTGTCCATGGCAAATAAGAGACGATGGCAAGTTGTACCAGTATACCGGAAAGGATAGAGATTTATACATACAAGATATGAAAATTACGAGATTGTGGACAGACTACATGACTTATACTAGATGTGGTTTGGGGCTAACTTGGATAGCCAAAACAGATGAGGATTGTCTGATATTAAGGGGAATTTTAACATCTCAGAAAACAACAGAATCAGGAAAACATTCAGCTAAAAAATATGATGTTTTTCCTCTGTTTACTGAGAGTGAGGTATTTTCAATACCTATGAGAATTCACGCCGCGTTGAAACAAACAGTTTTAATGAAAGGAGAGGACGATCTGAGAGTGGCTGTCTATTCATTTATTGCTAGGGAGAAGTTACAACTACCAGACTATGCAGTGGATGAATTGGTTAAAGGGTTGAAGAAACGTGAGTATGATGGCAAACCAAGGGAGGTAGGAGTTGCAGTCAATGTTTTTACGGAAATTAATGCCATAGCCCAAAGTGCTTGGATTAATGAGAGTAAAAACAGAGAGAAAACAGTTCCTATGCCGATTAGAATTTTGGATGATAGGTTGCCAAAGCTGAAACAAGCTCCATATTGTTATAATAACACCTCACATAATGTTGACGTGGCTATTAGAAACAGGGGTTTGATGGCTGTTAAACCATACAAGAAGCACAAAGAACTCAGAGACGAAATAGTTGGCCAGTTGGTGGTCAAGAAAAGAAATAGGAAACCATTAAGCAGAGTGGAATTTATACAGGATGCAGAACCGAAGAAAAGAAAAGCGTTGGTAGATACTGGTCTTTTATTCGAGGATGACGATTTTGTACCTGATCCAAAACCCAAATATCTTGCTTTTGTCAAAACTGAGATGACAAATGATCTTGATTTAAGCAAGAAATATTTTTCTGAACCAAGAATAATTCAGGCACCTACAGAACACACAAAGTTGGAGGTAGGTAGACACATAAATAGAATATCCAAGTGGTTAATGAAACATTGGAATATTTATAACGAAATGTGTTATGCAGCGGGAAATACACCCATTGAATTAGGCTTATGGAGGTTGGAAAATGATAAGGTTTTTGGGGACCATACATACTTAGAAACAGATTTCTCTAGATGGGATGCCCATTATAATGAAGATTTTATAAAAACTGAATGTGAATGTTACAATAAGTTTGGAAAACACTTCAGGGCTATGGCCATAGAGATTTGGAAAAACAGGAACTTCAGGGGAATGACCAGTACCGGAAGTGAGTATGGAATGAAAGGGACAAGAAGATCCGGTGATCCACAAACAAGTGTGGGTAATAGTTTAATCAATGGGCTTTATCATAAGTTCATATTTGATAAATTATTAGGTTCTGGAAATTGGAGAGCGATTTTTATGGGAGATGATATGTTGGTCGCCATAAGAAAAGGAATTAATATAGACCTTAAATTGTATATCAGATTTTGGAGGAATTTGGGTATGGTACCTGAAACTCTAATTCCTGAAATGTACAAAGAATCGTTTTGTTCTCAATATTTTTGGAATTGTTCACACAATGGGGAGGATACATATGTTCTAGCGGCAAAACCAGGCAGACTTTTGGGGAAGCTTGGATATGCGGTTGGACCACAAAGGAAAACCAGCAAAGATAGAGAAATGTTCGGAGGAACTATCAATTCACTATTGCCAGGCTTGGCAGTGGTGCCTGGGTTTAAGATGTACCTCAAGAAATTTTATAATCCTAAAAACGACAATATAACCACCAACAAATGGAATCTGAAGAACCATGATATTACTTTAAGTGATCCCAATATTCTGAAAAGAACAGCAAATACAGAGAGACAATGTATGTCCTTGTATGGGATGACCATGAGAGAGATGGACGAAGAAGCATGGAAACACAGAGATAGAGCATACGTTTGGTGCTCATCAAGAGAAGAGTAAGTCTAGCCTACTCCCGTCAATTTAACAACAACAACAACAACAACAACAATGCCTAAACAAAGAGCAAATAAGCAACAAAAGAAGCAACCTAATGCTGTAAAGAAATATAAGCAACCAGCTAGATTCACCAATCAGGAAGTTCAGGGCTATAATACCCAAAGTATTAAAGCACCGAATGCTACCACTGATAGAATCAAGGGTAAAGTAAGACTAAGTGATGTCACAACCCCCCTCACATCAAATGATTCGCAGGGGATTGATCTTGATTATCTTGGCTTAATAAATACTCGTTTAGCAGCTCAGTTTCAGACTCATGAAATGTGGTTTGTACACAGTCTTACATTTCATTTTATTCCGATGCTTGCAGCGACAGCACCGGGAACCATAGTTATGGCGCCTGAATATGATCCCTTGGATATGAGTCCATCGGGAGCAAATTCAGCTGATATTCTTATGAATTATCAAAGAGCTAAATCAAGCAGTGTCACTAGAAACTTTGACGTATACATGCCTAACATCAAGTTACCTTCTGGGGAGTGGTGTCGTGGTATGCTGTATACAGATGTCTTGGGTGATAAACGGCTTAACAGCTATGGAAAGATAATGTATACTTCTGAGGGAACTGGTCTTGCAGCAGAGACGCAAATTGGGTGGATTGAAATGTCGTATGATATTTCCTTCAGTATTCCCCAACTTGCTATGGACGTAGACATTGGATCCTCATCACTTAATACCATTAAAGCAGGAACCACCGGTGGAATTATTACCCCATGTGCAGAGTACACAACTACTGCAGATGTTGGATTTAACTGCCATTGGAGAAATAATCTGGGAACTATCACAGCACAACCATTGGGTTCTGTGATTACCGGATTATATAAGGCTGATACTGGTATATTGCAAACACCAAATGGTGAAAGTTTGACAGAAGGTACTAGAATTTACTGTCAACCTGCCACAGCGGCATATGAGAGTGCATCCAATTTCAATCAAGCAATGAACAATTATTTTGTGGGTCTGGTTTCAACAAATCTAGTGGATATAGCTGGAACAGCCCTCAGATTTGTTGGTGCAGCAGCATCACAAATTTTATTGAGAAATCCATTGCTTATTAGGAGAAGACTTCAAAGCTAATTTAGTTAGGTGAACTAGTGACATAAATCGTCGTCCCAAAACCTTTTATGGTCTCCATTAGTGGGGAAAACTTTGGGTCCGCGCAGTCAACTTCACACATAGATTTGGGTTACAATTACAAGCAAGTAAATTGACGACAGGGAAAACACGCCTGTATAAATAATCGAGTTCCAATTCCAAGTAATGTAACACCTCTAGGATTGGGGAAACCGCTTAATAGTTTCCATAATTAAACAAAACAAC